TTTATTAATTGCCCGGTAGGCTTTGATTGGGTGATAACAAGTCATACAAAACCTCCGTAATATTATCCAAAGGGGGACGCCCCTCCAACCGAAAATAGGTCAGCCCTCATCTGCTTGCGCAGGGCCGACGCGATTTTAGGCCGAAGGGGCTACAGCCCTCACTGTTTTGTGTTAGAGTCGATAACCACCACGCATCGGGGTAGAACGCGAGTTCCTGCGATTGCTCCCGCTTGTGCGTTTGAAGAGTTTTCGACTACGACTACGTTTCATACGTTTTCGTCTCATTTGAGATCCTCCATAAGTTTAAACAGTTCTTTTGTTTCTTCCATGTTGAGGCCAGTAGTTGCACCCTTACGCTGCAAATGTTCAATCTTTCGGTTTCTCCAGTTGGGATAGATACCAGTCTTAAGATTGCTCAACGCAGATTTTCCTTGAGTAGCAGATTTCGTGGCACTAGATGTCGTGCCACGAATTTTAGAACGGAGATTAGCGATACCTTTTTTGAAACCGCCGAACACGTTTTTCGCCGTATTGCCTAAGCCAGTAATAATCGACGCAGCCTCATCACCAACACCAGTTTGAGAATTGAGCCGCGAAGCATCAGTCATGTCCTGCATCCATTTTGGAAGACTGTTGTAAAAGTTCAACATGTTTTGATCCAACGTAGCAGAGACGTTAGCTTTGGCAGTATTCGCCCGTTGCAGGGCAGAAGAAGCACCACGCGAGATCCCGGCAGACATATCAGGCAGCGTAGGTGCAGAGCCGGTAGGAGTTGAAGCGCCTTTACCACCGGCAGAGAGAATAGGGTTAAGCCCAGCCGCACGCAGGTCAGCAACCTCACGTTGGTGGGCAGTATTAGACATCCGTTCTTGAAACTTGCGATTGAAAGTCGCTTCATCGGATGTCTGTTTAGCCGTAAGGGCAGAAGCCCCGAGGCCCCCCAATGGGGACCCCACGGCAGCGTTGACAGTACCAAGTACGTCTTTAAAAAATCCCACTTGTATACCTCCTAGAAGTGATCCACAAGACCAGGCACGCTATAAACGGGCATCGGTCTAGTAGCAGATATGTCGAAGTACGCATCGAATGTAAACGTAGGTTCATCCACGACCGCAACCACACGCTCAATCGGCATGTTTTCTTCGATGAAATCCTTGTTAAGAACAGGCAACTCAGAAAAATCCTGCGAGAGATGCCAAACATCGAGAGAAGTAGGATCAACAGAACGCATCTTCCCAGTAATCATAGAGGGAGCGTAACGGTATTCGGCCCATCGTTCCTGATAACCAAACACATCATCATCAGCCGCGGTATTTTGAGCGTAAATTTCCTTATTCAGAACCGCTTGCTCACCCAAATGAGACAAGGCCGGCCAGAAGAAATCATACTTTGTAGAACGCGACCACATTTTATTTAGAGCGGTCTGGTAAGTGATGTCAGCCCGGATTTGTACAAAACCAAATACGTAACCGTGCTCCACGAATGACTTGGTGAAACCAACACCCGATTGGGCATGGTAACCAACAGCACCCAGAGTACCCAGAGGAGTGCCAGTTTCCAAGGATTGAGTAGTTTGAGCCACAGGAGTTACCTGGATAGACCGAGATCCACCTCCCAGGTATTCCGGACGTTGTAGGCGAGAATCTGGACTATTGACCAGAAAATGACTCTTGATTATCTCGGTATACCGAGTTCCGCCACGGGCATCACGCTCCAGCAATTTCTGAAGCTGAAAAGTCTCACGCAAAGAGTTGATAGTAGGGCCGACAGCATCAGTCAGATCGGCAATAAGACCACTATAATCAGAGTCGGTGGTTACACCCAACGCAGCATTATCAATCGAGTTTGCACCAGCACTGGCCAGATAACCAGCAGGTTGATTCCACCAGTTTGTACCAGTTTCCATAGCACTACCACCAGCGACCCTGGCCATACCGATATTACCAGATCCATCGGTTAGGCCCAGAGATAAACCAGTACCATGGACAGGCGCACTTGTACCAAGAGGAAGCTCAACACCAGGCCCCTTCTGAGGCCAAGGCAGACAAGACGTGAAATAGTCGTGGCGTTTACCACGCTTGAGCAGGTTATACGACGTAATGTCGTCTGGACCTTCATCGTGTTCCACTTTGACAGAGTCACATAGGTTCTGATCACGAAACCATTCATCATAGATCAGGTTGTATCCTCGGAAAGGAAGAGCATTCACAGTCAGGCCGCCAACGCCAGTAGGAAGGCCGAAGTAATCGGCCAAAGAACCGATCGCAAAGCCATCGGTTATATCGGACTGAACCGTAGGGATGACGTAGTCAGTAGAATCCCCGGGATCTTTTTGCTCGCCCATAAATTGCTGGAATTGATTCCACACAAGGCGATTCGGAACGAAGAAGAAAAAGAAATCCATGAACATATTGTCCATGATTGGAACGATAGGGGTGTTAAGACGGGCAATAGACGAGAGTTTCACGCTGAACGTATCTCCAGGCAAAATTTCGTCTACGTATATAGGATAAATCAGGTCTGGATTTAGGGTACTTTTGTATCCATGTGACCGCTTAAAGGTCGAACGCTGGATATTTGCAGAGGGAATTCTCGAAAATTCATGACTCATGACAGACTTTTGTCTATGTCTTTTGAATGGCATTTCTGGCCCTTTCGGTAGTAATGGTGTCAGTCCGCACAGTTAATATCAAGTAGGTGAACTGTGGTCTGCCCTATTCCGGCTTCGCGGAATCGGTCAGGGTTGCAGCATTAGGCTGCGTAGGAGCCTCTACAGGAGGCATTGGGGCTGCAGGAGTTTCGGGTACAGCCTTGGGGCATAAACCCAGCTCCTGAGCTTCTGACAGATTGTCAGGGTCATCCAAGAAAGAGAGTAATTGCCCAGGATCATTGTTAAACCTGGTACGCAGATGAGAAGGCAGACGAGAAAACTCGCTTTCCGCTTCAATAATACGGTTTTTCATATCATGAAAGTCGGTAGCGTTTGTAAAGTCGCCATATTGAGCCTCTTGCGCATTAGATTCGAGGAAACCCGTAACACGGTATTTCTTCATGACGTTGTTAATATCAACATCGTTTTTGTGGTGTCCTTCCACCACAGAGCCTGCATCAGTGATAAACGAAACACGCCGCGAGCCGTTCGCTCGCTTGTCAATTACTTTTTTCATCTTATGTCCCTTCAAATGGAAAGAGGGGGCCACGTAACAAACGCAGCCCCCAATGGTTAGAATCAGCAGATAAGACATGAATCTCATCACGCTGGGACTCCGACAAGGTCAATGAAGTCTATAACGTGAGTTTTTTCAATATGAGGACAAGTCAAGGCACATTCGTCGTCATACGTGCCAATTTCCCAGAGCTCATAATCGCCTGGATGTTTGCCATATTGATGATCGGGGTTATTAGCCAGCTCGCCAAAGGCTCGACATGCCACACCAGTATTGTGAAGAAAGACAGGGGGATTGTAAATCTTCGCTTTTTTGTCAAACACACAGTACATTTTAGTCATCATTTTCGTAAGTCCTCACTAACCTAGATAGTTTTGATTGCAGCACCTTCTCACGAACGCGAAGGCGTGCAGCAGTATTATCGTCAGAATTGAGCATAGAATCCAGCTTTCTCTTGTTCTTAACTTTGAGAAACTCCTCTGGATGGCTTATTTCGTACATATTGTCGTAAAATCGAGGCACTTTGAATGATTTTCCTCCCGCTGTAACAAAGTCTTTCGGGAAGCAACTCGAAGGGTTTTGATCAAACCAGACTTTACCGATGCCAGGCCGACGAGACATAGTTGTATATTCGGGCTGTAAATGAAATTCCTCGCCGGTTGTAAAGTCGTAACGCCGGTAATATGAATCGGCCAGCTTCCCGTTCATTTTTTTGAGGATATAGCGAGCGACATAGGCAGCAGACTCGACAGTTACATGTCCGATCATAGAGTATCCGAAGGGCCATAGTTTCTCCAATTCCGCAGAGCGGTAATAGTGATTAGTACCACGCGATTCAAGAAGTACCTTGTCAGGAAAATCAAAGTTAAATATACAAGCATGGTGATGAGGCCGTGAGTGCTTAGAGCCATACTCACCACAATGGAAGTAGCGTATAGGATAGTGGTAGTCATCAGCTTGGACAGAATCCTTATTGAGAACACGACCTGTCGACTTTTCAACGGCCTCATAACCATCGAAGCGGCGCCGCAAACGCTTCATGAACTTCTGGAAATCAGATTTGACCAGAGTACAACGGCCATTCACATTCTCATTATTGAAAGTCAAAGTAATAAAACAGTTACGTTCAAACATAGAGCTTTCATGGATACAACGAATCGCCCAAGATTTAGAGCGATCCATGCGACATCCGCTACAGTTTGAACACGGGAGAAGGAGTGTCTCGAAAGGGCAGTCAGATACATCGGAGTGGTTGAAACAAATCACAGATTTGCCATTATCGGTTTTTTTG